TCCGCTGCGAGGTCAAAGGAAAGCGTCAGCGGTTCGTCCGCCGTCGAGATGGCATCGGCCAGCCGCTTCGCCCCCTTGCGGGTCTGCGCCGTGCCGCGCTCCAGGCGCATGTTGACCGAGTCCTGCAGCATACCGGCCGGCAGGGTCAGCGGGTTAAGGCGCGACGCGAAGCCAAGGAAACCTTGGTCGCCGTCACGTTGGACTGGGGAGTTGATGGGCATTAGTTCAATGCGCCTTCTAGTTTGCTCCGAAATCGTATTGCGTCGGCGGGCGAGATGTCCGTCTTGCGGGTAGGGGAAACCTGCTGATGCGTCACGACCATGTTGAGGTCGATGCCCCACTTGCGCATTCTTGGGACAAGCCACTCGATGGCGCTGGCCATGGCATCGTCGCCCAAGGGGTATTCGTAAGTATTCCCCTCCCAGGCGACGCCGAGGGACCAACTATTGAGATCCGGGCGCCCCATCCAGTTGCTACGGCCCGCATGCCAGGCGCGTTCGGTGTCGTTGGCAAACACGGTGCGTCGGCCGTCTCGGGCGATGAGAACGTGGTAGGACACTTTAGATGCCGGGTTGGCGATCCACTCGCAGCCCCCGCGATAGCTGCCGTCGCTGTGATGTAGCACCACCGCCTCCGGGATGATCACGTTGCTCCCCTTGTTCGGCGTGTGGACCCTTCGCTCGTCGTAGGTGGTCTTGGGCGGCTCGACGGTGAAGCTCGGACTGGATACGGAGACAGAGTTCGGCGAGGCCGGCGCTGGGGTAGCGGCGGACTTGCTGCCAAATAGTCTCTTGATCCACGTCCACATTGCTTACTTTGCGAGTCCCTTGGTGCTTGGGGTCACGGTCACGGTTGCCTGCTGCTTCACAAAGTCATAGCCCAGCGTCACGCAGCCGGGGAGTAGCAGGTAGCCAGCGAAGACCAAGGCGGCGGCGATAAACTTAGCCGCGAGCATTGTTGTCCTTGGCCATCACAAGTCCCCAGGCGGCGGCCAGCGAAGCGGCGATGAGGCCGATGTCGGGGAGGCTGCCGGTGGAGAGAAATTCTTTGGCGCCGGTGGCGATTGCAATTAGCGCCGTCAAGACGCCGAGTGTAGTTGTTTTCCAGTTGTTCATATTATTTGTTCTCCCTTTGTTTCTTCCGAAGGTCGTGGTAGACCGAAATTAAAGTGATCACACCTACCGCGAGCCCGACGCAAAGACCGGCCACCCGCAGGTAAAGCTCAAGGTGGCTGACCATGGAGACGGCCGCGCTGCCGAGAGACGCAACGGTTCCGAGCGCGCCGCGTTCGACTGTCGAAAGATGTTCGTGCAGGAAGCTCACGGCATTGCGTCTAATTGCGCCCATGCTGCGAGCAGACCGTCCCGCAGTTCAACGGGCAGGGACTCGCTGCTGAATACTACGCTGCGTGATCCGGCGGCTGCGTGAGCGGTGACTGCTGCGGAAAGTTTGGCGCGGGTGCTGGTGGCATTGCCTTCCTCGTCTACCTCACTGTGCGTGCCGTCTGGTTCGATGAACACTTGGCCGACTGACTCGCCTTCGACGAGTTGCGATTGAAGCCATGCGAGAAGGGTCTGCGCGGTTGCGGCCAGGTCGCCGTCTAGGGGGATGGCGGTGGTGGTGGCGTAGTCGCCGCTTTTTGCGTAGCGGGTTAGCTGGTTGTTGGAGAGTAAGAGTTTCATTGTTGCATTACAAAACCGGGGTTAGCAAACGCGCGCATCATGCTGCTGTTTGTGCTTGTGTTGCTCATGGACATGACCCAGCCAAAGTCATTATCGGTGCTGTTGTTTGTTGGAACGCTGTTGGTCACCGTGGCAACCAATGTTGTGCCTGCGTAAAATTTTGCTACGCCAGCTTCTACGATGGCCCAATAAAGCATTGGGTTTGTAGCGGTCACGGCGTTGGTTGTTTCAAAGCCTGTAGTGCCGTTGTGCGTTTCAAAAAACACACTGTTGGTCGCAATTCTCACGCCAACCCCACGGGCAGATAGTGCGGCGTGCGTTGTAGCGTTGTATGTGCGTCCATATTGCAGGCGAATTTCTGAATTAGTGGACAATGCTCGCACAAACCACCAACCAACCATGACGCGACCCGTCCACACGGTTGAAACTCCGCCAATTCCAGCAGTGTGCTTGCGACCAAACGTTGCAGATGATGATGCGTTCCAAACTGCTGTTGCGTTGTTGCTTGATCCAGTCGTTAATTCAAAGCCTCCTGCCGCCTTTGACCCACTTGCACCATTGGCCAAGGTAACTGTGCCAAAATCCGCTTGCGCTTGGTCGGCCAAGCCAAAAGCTAATGGAAGACGCTCATCGTAAAGGTTGCGCGTCATCAAACTCGACGCGCTGTCTGCCGTCTGCGAGGGCGCAGTGTTGCCAACGCCGTTGAGGGTCGCGTTGCCGGATGAGTTTACACTAAACAAAACGCTTCCAACGCCAGCCGTTGGACCGCTCAAAACTCTAAAACCATTTACCGCGCTTACAGTTAAACCAGAAGATCCCCCTTGAAGATAAGCATTGTATTTTTCTGCACCGCCCCCAGTTCCGCTTAATCGCAGGGCTGCGAAGCTGTTTGTCCCCGAAGTATCAAGCCACAGTGTAGAGTCATCACCATTGTCAGTAGCATTTGCGGCAATCATTCGTAGCCTGCGAAACTCCACGTTGTTGGTTGTGCCAAGTCCGAGATTGGTGCGGACGGCTGCCGGACTAAGAGAAGAAACTGTGTTGTCCGCGTTGATTCGGAGATAAAGTTCCTGATACTGTATGGGAACAGTAAATATATTTGCACCCACAATGCTGGCACCAAGAGCAGTTCTGGCAGCGTTAGTTGAAGCCGCAGTAAGCACAGCTCGGCCGACTGCCGTGGCGTCCACGATGTTCACGCTGGTCGGCGGATTGTCGATCTGGCCGTGCGCCGTGGCGGCGGCCAGCAGTAGAATGGTGAGCAGGCGGTTCATCTTTAGATTCCTTCTTTGGCTACGAACTGTTTGGTCGTGGAGCTGCAACGCACAAAAAGCTCCTGCGATGGCACCCACGCAGAATTAAATGTTACGGACCCGCCGGGCTGCACTTGGATGCCGTTGGCCTCCGTGGCTGTTTCGCCGAAATTTATGCGCATGAGCGTGTCGGAAATGTTCTGAAAGACTAAGTATGTCCGGCTCTCGTTGGCCGGCATGACCGACTGCGCTCCGAGGGCGGCAGTGGTAACGGCGGTTTCGGTGCTGTGATCCAGCACATTGCCGGTGGATGGTTTGGTTCTTACGTTTGGGTGGCCCATAGGATTAGTGTTCAGTGTTCAGTTTTCGGTTTTCAGTAAGGCCCGACGTTGGCGGTCCAGCGGCGGACTTGGCGTTGTTGAAGGGTGAATTTCTCGGTTTCTTTGACCAGTGACAGCTCGGCCCGCTGATACATGACCTGGGCTTTGTCGAGCTGGCCGTCTTCTGTCAGGAGGTCGCCGGTCAAAGAGAACTTGAGGTAGTCAGCAAGGATCTGCGGGACGGTCTGGTCAAGGGCCGTGGCGAGGACGGGCGAAACAACAAGGCCGTTGGGGTCGCGGGGCTCGGCCGCCGGGGTCAGCCGGAAGCGGACATAGACGGTGTCAGGGCAGTCGCTCGGCAGGCGGATCTTGTCGAGATCGAGACTGAAATGGATCTCGCGGGGCGCGGCGTGCGTGTTTGGATTGTCCTGGTAGACCGAGAAAACGTCGCCGATCTCCGTCTCGCCGGCCTGCGCTAGATCAAGATAGATGTCCTCGTCCACGCCGGTCTGCACCGTGCGTTCTTCCGTGCGGCACAAATCGGGCCAGTCAAAAAACTCCCAGGCGTCGCGGAGGTGGCTGGCGAGATTGTCCACCATGATCGACTTGGTGGTCGTGGGCAGGTTGTCGATGGACGAACCATCCAACCCGGCGCGGCTGGCGGCGTTCGTAATGATGCTGGAGACGGTGACGGTTTTCACGCGGCCTCCTTAATCACGATGATCGCGGCCTTGCCGGCAAAGGTGTAGTCCGACTCGCGGCTGACATTGCCAGCGGATGAGCGGACGTAGACGCCGGGGGAGTGCCGGTTGTAAAGCGGGATGCCGGAGCCCGCCAAGACGCGCCAGGCCGAGCCCAACGGCGCCGATCCGTTGAGCGGAAGGTCAGCATAGGTCGCAACCTCGCGGGCCAGCGGCGCGGCGGCCGAGGGTGCGCTGGCAACAATGGTGCCGGTTAGAGCGTTGTAAGTCATTAGCTGCGGGTCACGGTGGCCAGAGGGGTGTTGTCGGCGGTTGGCGGCTGCGTGGTGTAGGTGAAGGTGACGGTGGCAACTACGGTGCCCGAGGCGCCGCCTTCGCGGTAGGTCACGGTTTGGGCGTTGTTCGTCGCGCCGTAATACGTGAAGGCAATATAATTGTGCTCAGGGATGTTTAGGCCGGCCACATTGCGGACTTTGACGTTTGGATTCATGGCTTTAGGCGGCGGCCGCCGGCGCGGTCTGCATCATCTGCCCCTGCAAGGCGGGGACGGCGCCGACCCGGCCGATCTGGGCGTTTTGGGTTTGCTGCACTTGGAAGGCGAAGGCTTTCAATCTTGCTTCGATCATGGAGCGGAAGATTTCGTCGTTCTGGAATCGCTGACTCACCGCGGGGTTGGCCTGGACAATCCCCTGGAGGACTTGGGTGCGGAGCTGGGCGTTCATGCCCTCGGTCGGCAACGGGGGCTCGGTGCCGGCGGCGATCTTGGTGTAGGCCAGCTGCTCGTCTTCGGCCTCCTGGGCGGTGGCGACTTCCTGCGGGCGCACGATCTTTTGGGCCAGCGACGGGTCGATGGCATTCATCACGAATTGGACGAGGCCGGCACGGTCAATCGTGCCGGCCACGTCGAGGGGAACAGCCAGGCGGGTGATCGCGTCGAGGCGCTTGGCCAGCAACTCCACGTCGAGATCCCGGACGTCGTATTCGGCGACCAAATCAAAACGTCCCTGGATGCCCTCGCGGGTCAGTTGGAAGGGCGCGGGCATGGCGCCGGCCACGCGGAAGAATTCGATGTCCGTGATGTATTGCTGCATCAAGGCAAAGGCTTGGGCGACCATGGCCTTGCAGCTGCGGAGCCAGCGGTCGACCTGCGTTTGCTGCTGCAGCATGGTAAGCGGCTGCGGCACGCTGTTGGCGAAGCGGCCGAAGTATTGGTCGACGTCGGCCCGGGTGCTGGCCTCGATCTCGATCGTTCCCTGGTCAAAGCGGGGTGGCTCCATCCAACCGAATTCATTGGGGCGCCGCTCGGGGATCTGGGCGCCGGGGCCAAAGACGAGATTTACCTTGCCGCGGTTGCTCGGCACGCGAATTGGGGGAAGCACGGCGATACTGGCGCGGTCGCTTCGGAAATCTCGCTGCGTCTTGATCTCGAGCTGTTGGGATTCGACCAGCTCGGGGACGCCGCGGCTCTCGAGGATGTTGCGGCTGACCCGCTCGCGGCAGAATTCGACGAAGGGGTATTGCTGATGATGATACGGGAGCAGCTCGGAAAGGCCGGTCACGTTCGAGACGCTCTCGTGGAGGACACTGTAGGTGATCCGGGTGGTCTGGTCCTTGTTGTGCTGCTTCTCGTAGTAGTGCCACAATTCGATCATCTCGCGCTCCGTATCGAGGTTGATCAGCTCCTGGCGGTAGTAGTTGCGGATCGGCCGGCGGTAGGCGCCTTTGTGCCGGAGGGCGGACTCGACAAATTCCTCGTCGTAGCCGGCCGTGACGATGCGCTCGCGTAGCTCGGTTTCGCTCACCACTTCGCGCCAGGCGACGAAGCGGGCGCGTTGCAGGTCGCCGGTTTGCGCTGGGAAATAAATGTCCTCCCAGGGCTCGAGGGCGACAAACTCCGGGCGGTTCTCGAAGATATACGGGTTGTCGTATTCGGCCGAGCCGGTGTTGCGCAGGTCGCGGATCACGCTGACCTTGGCCGCGGCCGGGCTGACCAGGTCTTTGAGCATACGCACGGCGTCCGCTTCCTGCAGGGGATCGAGGATGCTCTCGAGGAGGATCTGGATCATGGGGTCGCCGGTTTCGGCGAGCATGGCTTGAAATTCGTCCAGGCTGATCGTCTTGCGCTCGGTGCGGGTCGTCCGTCGCCAGTTGATCGCCATTATCCCGAGCCCATACATCTCCTGGTATTGGGCGACCAACTCGATCTCGCGCCTCAGATCATCGGCGGCGTGCTGGAAAAGCATCCAGCGCAGGGCGGTTTCCGCGGCAACCTTCGAGGCGGCGTCACCTGTCTCGATCGGCTGGAGCTGGAGCTTGCTGCGGAAGAAGGCGTTGGAAAGTAGGGAGACATTCTCGTTGACGATCTGGTCGGCCAGGCGCACGCGGGCATCGGAGGCGCCTTCCCAGGGGAAAGCCTGCCGGCCGAGGGCTTGCGACTTCTTGCGGCCGCTCGGGTCTTGGCCGTTCCAGAGGGCGTGCCGGGTTTCGTAATTCCTCTGCTTCTTGTCCAGGTAGCCGCCGACGTCGGACTCGGCCTCTTGGATGTTGAGCAGGTAGCCGCGGATCGTTTCGACGTCGGGGGCGCCGAGGACGGCGGAGGTGTCGTAGCCGGAAGCCATCATCACGCGAAGTTCGCCACGGGCGCGGAGTTTTTGGTTTTCGGTTCTGAGGCTGAATCGAGGCCGGCGAAGCTGACTCGAGTTTTGCTGGACGTTGACTGCACCCGACACTCCGGATTGTCGCGGAGTAGGCTCTTCCACCAGTCTTTCTGGCGGGTGATGCCGGGGTGGCGGCGCTCCCAGTCGATGAAGCTGAAGGCGTCGATACTGGCGACGTGCTGCCCTACCCCTTCGATATGGGCGTGCTCGAGGCGGGCGTTGGCCGCGGCAATGCGGAGCTGGCGGGCCTTAGCATTGACTGCCTGGGCATACCAGCCGCGGCACAGTTCCTCTTTGACCAGGAAGCCGAGTTCACCATCGAGGGAGTCGAGCATGTTAAAAAATGAAAGCTGAGGGTGAAACCTGTGGTGAGGTGCCAATGCTCAGCATTCCTTTGGTAAATTTGCGGGCCCGGCCGGGATCAATCCCATTCCCATGTCCGTTGCAAACAGCTGCTCCGGCCGGGCCGCAAATGTGTCTCGCTACTTCATCGGCTAGGTCAGCGTGTCGAGCTGGGCGACTTCGAGGAAGATGTGAACTTCCCCGGCGTCGAGCTCGGCCAGGTCATACGCCGCCATGGAGGCGAAGTTGGCCACGATGGCGGTCGCCGCAACGTAGGCGAACGGGATGGTCGAGGCATGGGCCTTGGCCAGCACGTCGGAGGCGTTGTTGTTATTGATCTGCTGCGACGCAATAACACGGTCCGTGTCGCCGGAATCGCCGACGATAAGGACGTTGCTGTTGTAGGCCGCCGTGCCGGTCTTCTCGAAGGGGGTCTTCAAGTAGGTGGCGGCGGATTTCACAACCGAGTTGGCCGGCAGGGTAATCAGTGTGATGTCCTGCGCGGTGTTGTCTGCCGAGGTCGTCAGATCGGTATGATCGATGACGAAGCGGTAGTTGTAGCCACGAGGGGACTCGTGGAGTGAGCGGAATGCGTTGGTTGTCATAATGCTGTTTTCCTTGGGTTAATCCGCGGTGCTGGCGATTTTGCCAAACATCAGGGGGTTATCGACCTGGAGGCCGGCAATGGTGTCAACGATGCCGCGGGGACCGCCACCTTCGTCGTCGAGGGGCATGTAGCGCGGGCGCCGGTTGTAGCGGATGTGAACCGCATCCATATCGAGGATGTAACCACGGCGCAGCTGCGAAGCGGCGACCTGGTCCTTGGCCAGAAATAGGGATGGGGTCAAAACCAGCTCGCCGAAGTCACCAACAAACAGATCGACCTTGGCGTAGTAAGACGCGTCGGTGGCATCCTGGTTGAAGAGACGCACGGAGGCGCCGGTGTTGGCGCTGCCGAACTGGGTCTGTTGAAAACCCGTGAAGCGGCGCTTGAGGTTGGGTCCGCAGAGGAGCGTGTAGCTCTTCACCTTGCCGGTCTGCTCGTAGAGAGACTGGAGTAGCGCCTGGATGGTGCTGTCGGTGATGCTGCTTGTGCCCGTCGTGCTGATCGAGGCGGCCGGGGTGCGATACGCGGCGGGGACGGCTGTGGCCGTATCCGATTGCGCACTGTTCGAAATCCAGCTGCCCAATCCACGCGTGGTAAAGGGTGTGACGCCGGATTGTTCCGTGCTGTCGCGGTCGGAGCAGAACACCGACTCCAAATCCCTTGCAATTTCTTGTAGGCTCTTTGTCACCGCTCTCGCCATCTCACGCTTGCGGCCGATGCCGGCCACGTCAGAAACTGACTCGGCTAGATCATCGATTTTTGGCAGCCTGCGCAGCTTTTGAATCCGGCCGTAGAGACGCTGGCGTCCGGCGGCGGGATTGCTGAAGGTTGTCGCGTCAGCGTTGGAGAGAACGCCGGTGAGGACGGGCTCTTCGAGGTTGTCGACCAGCCAGCTAAAAAGCGGGTTGGTCGGGTCTTTGGATTTGCGGGCCATCGAGAGCAACGGGGTGCTCTTTTGGTCTGCAACTGCGATTAAATCGGCCAGGTCCTCCCTGGCGCCGACTTGATTTTGAATTAAAAGCTCAGCCACTGTATTTGGTTTTTCTAAATATTGGTTTCGAAGTTTGGGCGGAAGTTCCTCACACGAGGGCTTCCATGAATGCTTCGAGAGCGCCGCGATCGCCTCGACCCTTGAGCGCCGCCTCGGCCTTCTGCCGCAGGGATGCGCCCGGTGAGGATACCTTCGGGCTGGCCGACGGGTTCGGGGTGTTCGGAATTCGATCCGAGCCCGCCGTCTTGGCCGGTGCTGGCTTACTGGACTTGCCGGCCGATGCTCGCTTTTGCATCTGCTCGACTCTGGCCATGCGAAGTCGCTGCCCTTCAAACGCGTCGCCCACGACCAACTCCCAGCCGGGGATCTTGGTGATGAACGGATATTGCTTCAGCGTGGCGACCAGGAAGTTGTGGGCGCTCGTGCCCGATTTGAAGAAATCGGGATAGAACGCTTGGGCTTCCGGCAAGGTTTGGGCTCGAACCGACAGGTATTCCTGCTGCTTCGGGCCGGCCTTGAGTAACGACTTGGCGTTGGAGCGGATCTGTTTGACTGCGTCGGCGTCGTAGAATTTCTCCTCGCCGTTCACGGTTACTGTTCCGCCATCGCGGTTGTCGTCGGTCCAATCAAGGACCGCCTGCGCTTTGGCAATCTCCGCCTCGAGGGCGTTGACGTCTGAGAAGGCACTGAGCGGATTCTCCGGGTCCATGGTGACGATCGGAGGCTTGGCCGCGGCGGTTGCCGTGGCGGCTTCGAGGTCGGCCTTGATCGCGTCGAGCTGCTCGCGCAACTCGTGCTTCTCGGCCGTGAGCTTGTCGATTCGCTTTTGGACTTTGTCCGGGGCGACCTTATCGGTCGCCGCGTCCTGGTCTTTGGGCTCGGATTCCTCGCCGGCTGTTTCCTCCGGTTCGTCCTCCGTCGTGGGCTCTTCGTCGTTCTGGTCCTGCGCCTCGTCCGTTTCCGGATCTGGCTCGGTGGATTCGTCAGCTGCTGCTTCGTTTGGCTCGGTCGTCTCTTCGTCGGGTTTGGCTTCGGGCGCTGGCTGCTTGAGTTGAATCCCAAGGTTGGCTGCGACTTCGGCGAAATCGACGTCACTGACGTCCGCTCCGGTAGGTAGCACCTGCTGTGGTGTATCCGTTGACATGGTTTTTAAGCGTCCAAGAACGCGACAGGATTCAAGTTGTCCGGCGTCGTTTGCGTCGCCAAACATGCGCGGTGAATCAAGAAGTCCGCTTGCATGTCAGGGGAATTACGGGCGACTGCCGCGGAATGATAGAGCAAGCCGTCGGAAGCAACGCCAAAGCGCATGAAGTAGCGCGAAAAAGCGTCTTAGATTACTTACCCAGCGCCCCGGACGTGTTTAATAAATGCGTTTCTTTCGACACGTTTTGTCGACGTGTCTAAACCAGCGACATGTCTACAACGCTTTCTGCAGATAAACCGCACTGGCCCCACCCCACTTGGTCGCGGGGACGTAGAAGCGGAAGCCGCAATGGACCAGGCTATTGATCGACGCGGCGTTGTAGGTCATGCAATACGTGACCAGCTCGTTGACCGCGAGCTGCCGGGCGGCGGCGACGCGGGCGCGGATGAGTCGCTTTTGCAGGCCGCGGCCGCGGTGCCCGGGGACCACGCCGGCACGATTGAGGAAGGCGAGGCCCTCGTTGCGCGGATCTCTGCACAGGCGCATCCCGGCGTAGGCGACGGGTGTGTTGCCGCACCAGGCGATCCACCAGAGGCCGCCGTCGGGATTGACCCGGTCGTCGCTGGGGAAACAGATTTCATCCAAGGCCATCACGGCCACCGGCAGATCCGCCAGGGCGATGCGGTAGGGCTTCACTTCTCCAGGAGGCGGTAGTGCGGGACGGCGCGGACGCGCTGCTCGAGCTGGATGACGAAGTCTTTGCGCTCGGCGTCGCCGTTTTTGACCATGTGGTTCAGCCGCGGGCCAACCGTGACCGGGGACTTGCCTGATTTATTGGCTAGGTCCGCAACCGTAAACCAGCCGAGCGGGACAACATCCGGGGTCACTAAGGGTTTGGCCAGCTGGCGGCAGAAAGCCTCGAGCGAGGATTCGATCTGCTCGGCCGTGATCTTGGATTTCTTGGTCATATCCGCGTCACTTTGGGCGCCGGCGGGTTGTAGAAAATGTGGGTCGGCGTGGGCAGGGCGCCTTGCGGCTTCCCTCGCCAATCGAGAATGAGAAGGCTCGGCCGCGGGATGCTATCGGGGACGACTTTGTGCCCGTGCCTGGTCAAGAATTGCCAGCCGCCGGTCACGCCGATCAGGCCGGAGCCGTCGCTGAAGACGCCGCCGCAATGCCGGTGGCCGCGGAGATAGACCTGGGCGACCGGATGGCCGGCGCGGACGCTGTTCAGGCGGGCGTTGCCCAAGGTGATCGAAAGGGCGCTGGCCTCGAGGTAGGCGCGGCTGGTCGCGCCGATGTGGTGGGTGGCGTCGATCGCGCACCCGTGGATGTTGAGCAACCACTTCTCGCGGGCCACATCGTCCTGGGCGCCGATCAGCCTGGCCAGATAAGTCTCGACGTCATGGGTATGGCACTCGGTCCCCTTCGTGATAAAGGTTGCCGCGGCTTTGGAGGTGAGCGGCTTGAGGGCTTCGGCCGCCATGGTGCAATGGTTTTCGATCAGCGAGGCGACGACTTCCGGCGACCGGTGGTGGATGCCTTCGGTCGCGTCACCGTTGACCAGGACGGCGTAGGGATCGCGGCCGGCGATGCTGGCGACTTGGGCCAGGGCATCTTGCCAGCACTCCCAGAGCCAGGCTTGGTGGTGGTTCGATCCGAAATTGATCGTATTGCCGGCCAGATTTTCCGAGTCCGGCGGCATGAGCCCGACGGACGATCCGCAGTGAAGGTCGGAGACGATGACCAAGATGGACGTCCTGGCCGCGGCTTTCTTTATCCGGCGTGGCATGAGATTGGGGAAGGCGCAGAGGGTTGATTAGGACCGCTTACCTGCGCAAAACCTTCCCGTAGCACAGAGGAAGGAACAGGACCGTCCGGGGAATAAATGCGGCTCGCATTGCTTACGCCATGCTTTGCAATATTTTTGACGCGTTGCCTTTCATCCATGCGGGGCGAGAGATGGGGCGGGCGCCAGCGATTTACCAGCGCCGGCCGTCGCAACAAACGCCAAACGACGCCAAGCAACGCCAAAAAGCGTCAGACCCTACAAGTGCTCTGCCATGGCTTCGACTCGTTTGGCCTCGAGGTCGTCGTAGAGTTCGACCAGAGCGCAGAGTTGGCCGGCGGCGTGCGCCTGGTAGCCAGGCTCCTTCGCCGTGGCCATGGCGCTCGCCAGGGCGGTCGCGTCGGCAATGCGGTCCTGCAGCGCCAACATGACGGCGATCCACACCGGCGGCGGGCTTTCGCGGGTGAAGGCGAGAGCCTCGCCGGGGTCGAAGTCGGCCGGCAGCGAGTAGAGGTCAAGCGGCGGTCGGCGCCAGCGGCGGAAGAGACGGCAGAGCAGATTTGTCATTTCGGGCTGAAGGCTCCGATCCCCTTCTTCATCTGGTTGTAGATTTTCGGGGAGACAGTGCTCTTGCTTTTCGGCCGGCTAGTGCCGGCTTTCTTGCGAGCGTTGATGTTTGCGTAGAGGCCGGGGTTTTTCTTGTTCATAGGTTTACCATTTCACTTTGTTTGCCCAATAGGCCGCAGACATTTTGCCCTTGGCGATATTGGAGGCATGTCGGGCTTTGAATGCTTTGTTCCGTTTCGTGCCCGACGGGCTGCCAATCACGCCCTGTTGTCCGAACCGGATAATTTTCTCCTCCCCACCAGCGCAGGCCTTGACCACGTGCGACTTGGTCGCGTGGCCGGGCGTGCGCTTGGGGGCGTTGCACTTCATCTGAGATTTTTTGATCATAGCGTTCCCTCCAAATGCAGGGCTTTGATCACGTCGGAGCGGCGAAACCATTTCTTCTTAATGCCCTTGAGTTTGACCGGTTGGAGGAGCTTGGCTTCGATCCATTTGCGGTAGGTCGCTTCACTTATCTCGAGCCATTCGAGGAGGTCGCCGCGGTTGAGGAGTTGTTTGGTCATTTGTTTAGAAGTTTTCAGTGTTCAGTTTTTAGTGGTTGGGGAGTCAGTAAGAGCCGGCGGGTGTCACTTCGAGGTCTTTGGTCGAGACGTAGCTGGCGCCGCTGAGCACGAGATAGCGAAGGACATCGATCGCATCTTTAGTTCCGGCGGATTTGGTGTTGCCTTCGCCGGTGTATTGGCTGAGGGCGAAGATCATGTTTTTGCAGTTGCTGGAGATATAAAGGTTCGGTTGGTTGAGGGCGCTGATCTCCTGGTTGTCGTCGTAGCTGAGCCAGTTGATGATCATGGTGACGCCTTCCTTGATCGAATCGCCGGGAGCGGCGGTGAAATCCAGGCCGATGTCGGCGCATTCTTCGATCAGCGTGGTCGGGGATTCGCGGGCCACGGTGGCGCTGTTGCCGTAGCGACTGTCCATGAGGCGCTCGAAGACGGTGATCGACTCGTTGAGGCCGAGGTCGCGTCCGTGTTTGGCCTCGAGGTGCTCGATCTCCAACTTGTAATGCGAGAGGCCGAAGCCGAAGGAGCGTTGCGCTTCGCCGGCGACGCCGTCGGGATTGTTCCCGCCGGGCACGGCCCAGGGCCCGGGCAGGCCGACGCCGGGGACTTCGCGGACTTGGCTCGGCCATTCATCATAGACGAAGCAGCGGCCGGCCTCATCGAACCGGGCCCATATCATAAACCAGTTCCGCCCGCTGCAGGGGTCGACGACGTGATAATTTACGCCGGTCTTGGGCACGCGGTCCGGCGGGATGACGTGGACCGAGGTGTTGAATTTGGCGAACATATTCGCCGCCTTCTTGGTCGGCACGCCGTAGGCCCGCATGAGGACGCGGTCTTTGGACGACTTGAGGAGTTCGGTGCGCATCGCCTCGTAGTTGCCGAAGGGGTTGTCAGCGGTGTGGAAGTAGACGACGCGGGCGGTGGGCTTGCTGCATTGCTGGACGCGGGGCACGCGGAGTGGCTGGCCTTTGAGGTCGGTGAGGAGTTCGGCGGGCGAGTCCTCAAGCGTGATCGCTCCGGACAGATATTCGGCCACGGTGTCCGTATAGCCAAGGATCGGGGTGAAGCCGACGGCCAGCTCGCCGTTGCGGGTGATGAGACGAAAGCGCAGGGCCTCGATCCAGGCTGGCTCGACCAATTCGTCTGCCCAGCAGTAGCTCAGCTCGGCACCTTCTATGGCCTTCACGTCCATAGAGTAAAATTTGAACCAACATTGACTGCCATTCGGCAGGACAAATGAGTTTTCTGTGAAACCCCCCTTCTGGCTGTAGGTAATATTGGTCGTGACCCCTTTGCGCATTTTGCCGCTGGCGGCGGGTTTCCATTCCGCGGGCAGATAATCCCAGATGTAGGGTTGTTGGTTCTGGATCGACGAGGCTTCGGTCGACTGCAGGCACCAGACGCGGGCGCCGGGAGTTTCGACCATGACTTGCACGGCGCGGCGGGCCAGGTAACGGGACTTCGAGGCGCGGTTGCCGCCCAGGATGAGCAGCTCGGTGACGCCTTTGGGGAATTCTTTGCGCAGCTCGGCAAATTGCCGGTCGGCCGTGGCCCAGATGGGGATGACGTATCCGTAGCGGTAAGGATCTTGTTCCTCGAGGGCGATGCGTTCCTCGAAACGGCGATGAAATTCGGTCAGCTGGTCGGCGGTCAGCCGGCGCACGCCGTCGGGAAAACGCGCCAGGACATTTCCCGCGGCGTCTTTGCCCAGGATCTCTGGCGGTTTGTGGACTTTGTGCTCGGTGAACTGCATAGCAGCTTTACCAGGGGTCTTGGTCCCCTGCCCCGGCGGCGGCGGATTCATCGAGGAGCTTGGGCGCCGGGTCTTCTTTCGGCTTGATGAAGCCGCCGATGAATTTGACGTCGGACTTGCTGACCCGTTTCCACGCACTCAAGCGAAATTCCTTGGGCGTGCCGTCGGGCATCTCCAGGAAGGCGCTGCCGGTGTAGTCCGGTTGCGTGTCGTTGGTCTTGCGAGTGTTCTGGAACAATGTCCAGGTGTTGGGTTTTGGCTGGTAGGTTGACATAAAGAGTTATTCGCAGGAGTAGGTGTCGCGCTGGCGTTGGATGCCGGTGGGCCATTGCGGGGTGGTAAAACTTTGGTCGGCGAAGAGGACGTAGTCGGTCGGCTGGATGGTCAAGCGGCCGTTGTCCAGGGCGATGAAGGTGAATTCTTTGTTCTGGCTAGGTTCGGCGCTGAAGCCGTCGTTGAGCGGGGCGACGCTGAAGAGGTAGTCGCCGGGTTGCTCGAGGGAGTCGCAGGTGCGGGCTATAACGCGTTGGCCGTCGAGATACGGATAAGCGTTGGCGCTCCATTCCCAGCCGTAGCAGTCCCAGCGTTGCGCGGCGGTGATCGGCCAAACGGGCTCGGGCTCGGGGTCGAAGGCCAATGCGTGCGGCGGGAGATTCCGGTAGCAGGCGCCGCACTCGAGGACGACGGTGCATCCCCAGGCGCGGCCGGGCCAGCTGGCCAGGGCGAACCAGACGGCGGGAAGGAAGCCGCGGGGTTCTTTGTAAATGAAGGCGCTGTCGATCCAGAGGTATCGATGGCGCGGGAGGGGTCCGGTGAAGGAATTCATAGAGGTCTTAGACGGGCCATTTGATGCCTTGGGCATAGGGGGCAATGGCCGGGCGATTGAGGAAGGAGGTGCCGTCGCGGGCGATGCGCTCGCGCTCGGCGGGGTTGGCCGTGCCGCGGGCGCTGAAGCTGGGCTCTTTGGCTCGGGTGGTGAAGGCGGCGTAGGGCCCGGGGACGTACACGGCGCCGGCGCGGAGGGCGGCGAGCATGTAGCCCCAGACGTCGGACAAATAGCCGGTGGTGGCGTAACCTTCGCGTTGCAGCCAGATCAAGAGGTCGTGGCGGATCAGGCTGGCGACGCCGCATTCGGGGCGAACGCTTTTGTGAGCGATGTAAGCGCGGTAACTCTCGGGCGGAAGGTGCACCATGACGGGGCTGTAGCGGACGGTGCGCAGGAGTTGCGCCTGGCTGTCGACGTGGTCGAAGTCGGCGAAGATGGCGCCGGGGCGTTCGCCTTGGGCGTGGAGGTAGCCGCGGCGAAGGGCGGCGATGCAGCCAGGGTAAAGGTAGTCGTCGGCGCCGATGCCGAGGACATAGTCGGTCTGGAGGTTTTCGATGATCGGCTCCAGGGCGCGGAGGTGGTCGGTGCTTTTCGCGGGATGGCGGTGGACGGTGACGCCAGGATATTCGCTGGCGATCTCGTAGCTGCCGTCGGTGCTGTGGTCGTCGATGATGACAAATTGGTCGGCGCCTTGGCCGGCGGTGGATTCAATGGCGCGGCGGAGGGTGTCGGCGCGGTTCCAGACGGGCATGATGATGGTGATGTTCATGGCAGGGTGTAATCGTGGACGCCGATGTGCTTGAGGCGGATGCCGCGGTGGGCGTGGACCGGGATGTCGGCTTGCCAGGCGAGATAGCAGAAGGCCCAGTCTTCGGAGAGGTAGCGTCCGTCGCGGAGGCCGGCGGGGAACCAGTGGGTCCAGCCGGGGCCTTCGGTTGGGAGGTCGGCGGCCTTCTGCATGAGGGGTCGCATGGATTCGAGGGCACGCCGGGTGACGCGTAAAAAGCCGGTGCCGATGGCGTCGACGGCGACGATGGGGCCGCGGGCGGCGGTGGGGAGGAGGCGGCCGTGGCAGGGACGGCGGCTGGCGTGGCGCAAGGGATAGAGGCCGCCGATGATGTCCTGGTCACATTGGCAGATGGTGTCGAAGTCGTCGGCAGTGAAGGCGATGTCGTCGTCGATCCAGAGGAAGGCGGGCGCGTCAGTCTGGGCCAGGGCGCGGTCGAGGAGTTTGCTGCGGCCGCGGGCGATGTCGGATTCATGGTCGAGGTGGCACCAACCGGCAAAGTGCGGGCTCTGCATGGCGGCCATGAGGCCGGCGACGTAGCCGCCGCAATAGGTGTCGTTGCGGGAGCAGGTGAGAATCAGGGTTTTCATTCGATATGCTCGATCTGGTCGAAGAGTTGGAGGACGTCGTCGAGGGCGCGGGTCATGCCGCTCTGCACGCTGCACATTTTTTCGTGGAGGTCGGCGCGGCGGGCGTCATTCGCCGTGCGGGCTTGGCCGGCACTTTGCTGATAGGCGCCGTAGCGTTCGATGGCACGGGCGCGGAGCTGGTGGATGCCTTCGCGGGCGAGACTAGCTTGTTTGAGGAGACGCTCGTTGTGCTCGCGTTCGACTTGCCAGCGGCGTTCCCAGGCTGCGGTGGTGTTCAATTCGGCGTTCATGCGGGCGATGGTTTCTTGGTGGCTCATGGGTCAGTTTCGGCTGTTAGCTTGTTCCTCTCCGACAACATCAGTTCGGCCAAAATCCATGCGTGCTGCACGGACGGCGTTATTTCCTCATACTTTGCCTTCTCGCCGTCGGATTCGTAATATTTTGCCGTCGTCTCAACGAAATCCGGTTGGTTGTCGTCGGTGCGGATGATGGTGTAATGCCCGGAGGCCAAGAGCCCTTGCAGGGCGTGGGCCGCGAACAATTCTCTGAGCGTGATTTCGCTCATGCCGCCTCCTTCAGTTTGCCGGCGGCGTGCAAGGACAGTTCCATTAAAACCATTTCGGGGACAGCGTCGATGTCGACGAATTTGGTGAATTGATCGAGGTTCTGGCTGATGAATGAGGCGGCATACATAGACGCGTTGCGACTGAGCGGGGCGCGTTGCTCGGCTTGGTGCAGGGCGTCGATGGCTGCGGCCGGCAGCGTGTCGTGCGTCCATAGGTTGCCGTGGCGACTCTTGAGCAGCCGCACGCCGATCTTGTTGACGGCGCTCACTGCGATGATATCCATGTCGGCCTCGTTATCGCCGGGCAACATGGTGAGGTCTTCGAGGGTGCAGGTTTTCCAGTCCTCGCGGTATTCGATGTGGTAGTTCATAGGTTGTATGTGTTGGTTGGTTAATCTCCGTCTTTGTCGTTGAAGTTGTTGGGTTGGTAGGTGGATTTGCTGGTGGTGATCGCTTGGCGCTTTTCGCTTTTGTTCGAGTAAAGTTCTTCCGTGCTGTTTTTGAATTTGGTGATCTCGGCGTCGAAGAGGAGTTCGATCCGGCCGACCGGCCCGTTGCGCTGCTTGGCCAGGATCAAGACGGCTTTGCCTTTGTCTTCTTCCTTGTGCGTTATCCGCTCCGGACGATGCAGCAAGGCGACAACATCGGCGTCTTGTTCAATGCTGCCGCTCTCGCGGAGGTGGCTGAGCTTGGGCTCGGCGCGTTCTTCCGCATCACGATTGAGCTGCGAGAGGGCGATGACGGGGACGGCGAGTTCCATCGCGGTCTGCTTGAGGCCGCTGCTGATCTCGTCGATCTCGAGGCGGCGGTCCTGGGCGGCTCGCTTCGTGCTGCCTTTCATCAGCTGGAGGTAGTCGACGATGAGGAGCTTGACGCCGTATTTGGCCACCGCGCGGCGGGCGCGGGCGCGGAAGGCGGCGATGCTCAGGGCGGGTGTCTCGTCGATGTAAAGCGGGGCCTGGCTAATCTCGTCGTGCTTGGCGCCGAGGTTTTGCAAGTCGGTCTTGGACATGAAGCCGTCGCGGATGCGTTGGAGTTTCACTCCGGCCTGCGTGCAGAGGACGCGTTCCATCAAGTCGGCGGCGCCCATCTCGAGGCTGAAGAGGGCGGTGGGGACTTTGTCGGCCAGGCAGGCGTGCTCGGCGATGTTCGTGGCGAAGGCGCTTTTGCCCATGCTCGGCCGGGCCGCGATGATGATGAGTTGCGAGGGCTTTAATCCGCTGGTCATGCGGTCGAAGTCGTGAAAGCCGGTGGCGATGCCGATGGGCTTGCCGCGTTTCTTATAGGCTTGCTCGATCCGGTCGGCGGCTTCGCTGACCGCCGTAGCGCAGTGCTGGAGGCCGGTTTGTTTCGTATCAAGGCGGAGGTCGAGGAGGCTTTTCTCGCTCGTGTCGAGGATCTCGTCGCTCGTGCGCTGGAAGTTGCGGGCCTCGAGCATGAGGTCGACGCCGATGCGGTGGATCTCACGGCGGCGCCAGTAATCGCGGAGCTGGTCGGCCCAATGGCTGACGGTGGCGGCGCTGCATTCGGTGCGGGTGTATTCGGCGGTGATGAAGCCGGGACCGCCTTCGATTTTTTCGAGCTCGCCGGTCTGGCGGAAGGTTTCGGTGAAGGTGAGCAAATCGACGGGCTGACGGCGGGCGCTGAGAGTCTTGAGGACTTGCCAGGCGGTTGCGTTGGCGGGGGCGAAGAACCAGTCGTCGTGCACGAGCTCGAGGGCGGCGTCGAGGGCGGTGGTGCCGCCGTTGAGGACGCTGCTGATCAAGCCGGCTTCGGCGGGCTGGGACCAGAGCGGGATGGAGTTGGGGTCGGGATTCATGAGAGTGGCAGGAGGTTTGACGCGCTCAGGGCTTCGATCTCGCGCTCGAGTTGGCGGATTTTTTCGAGGCGGTCGCGGGCGATGGTGATGAGATGGTCGCGGTCGGCTTGGGCCTCGTTGCGTTCGCGTTCCAGCTGGCGGGCAAAGTCGGCTGGCACGGTCGCGCAACTGTAAAAACCAATGACGTTTACGGCCTGATAGTCTGTTTCGGGGGTTTTGCTGAGGTCGATCATTGGAGGTCGAATTCGACGGCGGCGAGGGCGGCTTCGCGGGCGTCGAGGGCGAGTTGGTTGCGCGGGGTGCTGAGGCGCAGGGCGTAGACCAGGAGGGCGACCTGCTCGGCGGCGCGGTCGTAAAGCCGGGCAAGCTCGAGTGCGCTGGGTGCGGGGCTGGTGCCGCGGGGGTATTTGTCGTAGGGGACAAATTCGATGCGGCCGAGCTGAGGGGTGGGCTTGGGGTTCATGGGCGTAAAGGGGTTGTCCCTGCCTGTTTCATGCGGTGCACAATTTTGTGGCGGCCGGTCGGCGGATCTCCCGCCGCACCATGGGTCAGGGGCAAAGTGTTCATGCGTAGGGGCCCCCTCCGTCGTCGTCGAACATGACCAGGAGAATCATGGCGATGAGGGCAATGAGGGCGGTGTAGGCCAGGAAGCTCGCGGGCGTCATGTGGGCTCCTTCTCGGCAAGGACGATGGCGGCGAGGATCTCGTGACGGAGGGACTCGGGGATGTCCGACCACTGGGCGTAGGGCATGGCTTCAGCCGGGGCGTCGGGATAAAGGGCGACCAGGGCGGCGTGCCAGACGTCAGCAGGCGGGCCCCCCATTTCTTTTTTTTGCGAATTTCCGGAGACGAGGCCGTGACGCTGACAATGGGCGGCAGCGCGGGTCAACTCGGTCGACCAGTTGTTGAGCAATGTGGCGAGGTCTTTCCGGCGGTAGTCGTCGCGGCTGGCGATGACGTCGCAATAGTAGGATTCAAGCTGGCGCCATTCGTCGTCGGTCGTGTCGGCAACGGCGGCACGGGCGGTCTTCCAGGCGCGGGCGAGGCTGCGATCGAGCGGAGTGCCGGGGCGCATGCGGAAGATGGCTTTGGCTCGGAGGAGGCTCGGATCTTCCACGCCGGAGGGCGCGACTGACTCGTCCCCGCTTGCGGGGACTATAGGGGTATCCCTTCCCTTCCCTGTTCCATTCCCTGTTCCCTGATCCTGCGTCGATTGATCGGCGAGGATTCGTCGATCGTTCGTCGAGGATTCGACGAGCGCATATTGCTTGAGGCGAGAGGGTTGCGGACGATCAACTCTTTGGTGCTTGCGGAAGTTCGCCACGCGTCCAATCGGTCGGTCGGGACTGCCGCAGAGGTCGATCCACTCGCTGCGCGAAAGCTCGTCGAGCATTCGTCGAACATTCGACGAATCTTCGCGGAAGAGGACGGCGCCGCGGATGTAGTCCGGATCGGCGTCGAAGTAGCCTTCGTCGTCGGCTAGATTTAACAGGCCGAGGGCGAGGATGCGAGTGTCGTAGGCCAACCGGCTCATGACGGGGTGGACCCAAAATTCGGGTTTTACTGTGCGGATGCGCATGGCGGGGTCTTTCTTTTCGATTGAGGCATGGTGAAAGGGCGGCGGAAGGGGTTGCCCCAGACGATGCCGCGGCGTTTGGCCCAGGCGTCCAGGGCGCGATTAAAGCCGACGCAGTCGAGCTGCTCGTAGCCAACTGTGCCGGGTTCGATTTCTATGGGGAGGCGGTTCATTTTTTTCATGACCGGCGGGCCAGGCGCTCGAGGATGGACTTCCAACCGAGATAGCCGACGAGCTGCTGGCGGCCGTCGCTCTCGCGGGCAACGTCGGGAGCTTTCGCGGCGGTGGGTTTAGGGTCAGTGCTGTTGGTAGCCATGGTAAATTTGCCTTTCGTCTTTGGTCATGGGGCGGAGTGAGTGGATGCGGTAAAGGTCGTGGGCGAGGTCCATGACGTCGCGGTTGCAGGGGACGCAAAGTGCGCCGATGTCATGAACAAAGACGGCTTCGCGGGTCTTGCCGAATTCGCCGCAGAGGATGCAGTCGGGGGCGTTCATGGGCGTTTGCCGACGGTGCGGTGATGGGCGGCTTCCCAGGAGCCGGTGTCGTTAATCTGGACAGCAAACTTTTCGCCCGCTCGGTAGTAGGCGCTGTCGCGCACCGAGACATTGATCATCCCGGCCTTGCCCTCGATCTCGCAGCCCAGCAGGCGGTGGTTGAAGTGATGGCGCCGGGCAATGGCGTAAATGGCGACGTCGTCATCAAGCTCTTCGACTGGAACCTCCGGCGCTGGCCCTGGCTGCCACAACGGAGCGTCTTCCGGCGGCTCAGGCACGTTGTCCGCCGCTTCGACGGCCAGCTGCTCCGCGGGCGCCGTGCGTCGCAGGCGCAGGGCCTCAGCCATTTTGCGGACGCCTTCCGTGGTCAACACGCGGAGCCCCCCTTCTTTTTTTTGGAAATCGGAGCCTTCTTCGAGGGAGGCTTCCGGGGTGATGAGGCCGGTGTTGGGCCCCCCTTCTTTTTGGTGCGTTTGCATAAAGTCGTGGCGGCGAGCAACCCCCCAGCTGCACCGCCGCCTTCCACATCGCCGCCCTTGCCTCGATCGCCGGCGCCCCTTGTATGTTCGCCAGCAACCGATGTAGTTGCGTCTTCTGTAGAATGGGCCCTTTGCCCAAAATTCTGGTTTTCCGAATCAATCCACCGGGGGGCACCATCGTCGACGCACGCACCCCCCCCGCCCCCCTCACCGGCACCGGGGGGAGGCACGCTCGGCAGTCCAGCAGTGGTCCTACAAGTGGTCCCCTCTCCCGTTGCCAGACTGTCATCTGGTCCGGAAACATCTGATTGCAGATCAGACGATCCCTCGAGCAGCCCACCGCCCGCGGCCTCAAGGCCGGCCGCCCTTTGTCCCAGCGTTTCCGCGGGAACACCCATTGAAACCACCTCAAACTCCGCATCGACGACCGGCAGCGCATCGACGTAGGCCTGCACCTGGTCGGGCTTGACCTCCACCCGCTCCACCCGGCTCGTAGCCTCGCCAGCCAGGAGCGCATACTTGTCCACCATGACCGCGGCCGTGATCGCTGCATCCTTGGCGTTCTTGAGATCCGGGATAAGCTCGATGACCTTCTCGACCGACAGGCGCCGCGCCGTCCCCAGCAGCTTCATCAACTCCTTTTTATCCTGCTCTATAGAAATGCCCTCACGCTCCCGCACCGCGACCACCGTGTTTCGACTGACACCGAGCGCCCGAGCTGCAGCCGAGATGCTCAGACCCTCGGCCGCCATCCGGACGATCGCCGAGTAAACGCCTGGCCGATCCCGAAACAACCGCTCGCCGGTGAACTCACCAACTTGAGCCAGCCTTTCACTGGCTTCCATTTCCTCCTCAGAAAAAAAAGAGAAAGCGGGGGCCGAGCGTTCAGCCTGGGCGGCCGATAGGATGAGCGACGAGTCAGTCATGCCACGCGCAGCTTGGGGCGTTTGCAGATCCGGTGAGATTCCAGCCAGGACAAGACGGCCGGCTCCGGGATGACCACCCGGGAGCCCACCCGGTAATGCTCCAGGTCGCCACGGCTCAGCGCCTGGCTGACCGTGGTGCGTCCCAGGCCGGTCCGCCGGCAGAGCTCAGCGACGCTGAAGCAGTTGGGCAGGCTGTATGTTTCCTTGTGCTGATTTGACATACAAAAAAAGAAAAAGGGGGCAGCGCAGTTAGTCCGGCCGCGCCTGGCAATTGTCCGGCGGCATATCGTGCTCGGCGCAATACGCGGCGACGGCAGCGGCGGCCGAGGCAGCATGGACTAGCTCCCGCCAGGCGCCGGTCAGCGGGCAGAATCCCTGCACCATCCAGCGCCGCCGCGGCGCCATCCGATCCACCGGCCTCGCCCTGGTCCGGCTCGAGGCCGGCCGCTCCATCGTCGCAGCCTGGCTCACTTGCCACCCCTTTCAAACAACCGTTCGAATGAGTAAAGCGTCCCGGCCGCAGCCACATTGAAAGCCACCAGCAAAATAAGAAGGACGGCCGAATCGCTCACGCCGTCACCTCGCATTCCGTATTGAGTAGCGCCGCCTTGCGCCGCTCCAGCTCCTCGATGATTAAACGCCGGACGACCGCGGATCGGCTCAGATACTGGCCTCGAGCATGGTCATGGATCTCGTGAAAGACATCCTCCGGCAACGTCACAGTCAGTGGAACGAGTTTTGCCATGGGGTGTAAATCCCATACTTGTGAGTTCTTGACAAGAAATACTTGCAAGAAACTTGTAGATTCTTGCGGCCATGTTAAATTTGTTTCATGAAACGCACAAAAAAGCCCGGCAACCACGGCCCCGGCAGCAAGTCAGTCTACATCAGCACCAGCATCCCTAAGCACATCGACGCCGAGCTCCGGCGCCTCGCCGCCCAGTCCGAGCTCACCCGCGGCGGCATGGCCCGCGAATGCATCGAAGACGCCGTCACCCGCGGCCTGGTCGTCAGCAAGACCCGCCGCAGCAGCACCGTCCTCGAGTATCCCCCGCTCCATCCCGCAAACCCCACCCTTCCCGCTGCCGACAATGCGGGATCTTGATAATGCCCCCCGAGTATCAGGAAGTAAATATCATCCGCGGACCATGGGCCGGCTCATGGTTCTGAGATCCCTGCCGCCTACTTAGGCCAATCGCCCCGCCGCGGCCGCGGCGCCCCCGCCGGCGGCTGCAGATAAGCCCCGAGCCCCGCCAGCCCCACGAACGCCACCACCATCGCCAGCCAGCGCCAGGACTCCCCGATCGCCGACACCAGATTGGAGCCCCAGCTCATCCTCCTGCCCAGCTCCCACGGCTCCAAGACAGCCGCATCCGTCCAGATCGCCGCCGTGATCGGCGAAGCCAGAAGCAAAATCACGGCGCCCCAGCCCCCCACGAGCAGGCAAATCCAACTCACCACCAGCCGCCAGCGATTCATGGTCCGAAACTAAGCGCCGGCTTCACCCCCGACAAGCCCCGCAAATCGAAAAGCATCCGCTCCGGCACCGGCTCCCCATAGCGCACCATCTTCCGCTCCCAGGCCCCGCTCGAATGCGTCACCGTGATCGCATTGATCCCCTTCGGCAGCCCCCGCTCCGACGACCGCACCCGCACCGCGATCGGCGCCACCCCCACATAGCCCGAATTATGCTCCACCCAGCATCCGCGAGGAATCGTCTGCACCATCACCTCCTGCCAATGCTCCACCGGCGGCACATACACCACCGGCTCCGGCCTCGAGGCACAGCCCGCCGCCGCCACCGCCATCACGAGTAGCACGATCCGCCTCATAACGGCGCCGCCTCCTCCAGCAAGTCATGGTAGTGATTCCAAGTCGTCTTAAAATCGCCATGCCCCATCACCACCGCCGTCGCCGGCAAGCCGAACCGCTGGCAATACTCCGCCCCAAACTGCTTACGCAACTCATACGCCCCCTTCGTCCGCTCCGGCACAAACTTCCGCACAAAGCCATTGATCGACCGCTCCGTCAACGTCACCGCATCCGTCATCGACGAACGAGGAATGACATAGCCATCCCGCGACTGCAACGCCCGCCGCAGCTGCCCCAAGATCCGCCACCGCACCGGCACATCCCGCGCCGTCCCCTTCGGGAAATACCAATGACCATCCGGAAGCAAGCGCCGCTCAAACGACCAAAGAAACGACCGCTGCCCCCGCTTCAACCACTCCCAGCGCAGACTCGCCACCTCCGAATTCCGCAGCCCGCACCAACGCATCAGCGCATACACCGCCCACACCCGACGATCCTCCGGCGAGCTCGAGCGACGCAACACCTCCGCCGCCGCATCCATCGCCGCCAGCCGCTCCCGCCCGATCAACTTATAGCCCCGCACCCGCAGCTCCCGCGCCGACGTCTCCGCCCGCACCAAGCGCAACTCCGTCAAGTCCGGCAAGACCAAGCCCGCCTGGGCATACCACCGCCGCGGTTGATCGGCAAAGATCGCCCGGATCTGCCGCCAGGTAGAAGCCCGACCCTCCGGCGAGCCCGGCCAAGCCCGCAAGTAACGCTCCAACTCCTCCGCCGTCAGCCGAGTCATCGACACCGCATCGGCATCCTCGCCCGCAAACGACCGCACCCACTTCCGCAGCGTCGAAGCATTATTGCCCCGCGTCAGCGCCGGCGAGCGATCCAACCACACCGCCAGCAAATCGCCCACCGAAGCAAACCCGGGCCGCTTCATGGTAGCCCGAGCCTGGCCATCATGACGTAATTCCCGAGCGATAACTTTCGCTTGAACCAGCGCCTCCTTGTAATTAGTTTTCCCGGTCGACCGCTTAAAGCGCCTACCATGCACCTGAGTCCTGTAGTAATAAACCTCCGAGCCCGGCTCCTTATAGACGGACACCTCGGAATGTTTGCGTTGCTGTTGGGGATGGGCCACTTGGGCCACTTTGAGTGCCACTTCCATGCGAACAAGATCGAACAAAGCCGAACAGCATGCAAGGAGAATTTCGAAGTAAGATCAGAAATCTCATCAGAGGCCACTGGCCCCTTTATGAGAACTTACAAGAAGCCACGCGGCCATAGCTCAATTGGATAGAGCATCTGACTACGGAGCAGGCCCTTTTCTCTGTCCGTTTCTCTGTTGGGCCACTTTACGGGCCACTTCCCAACCCCGTTTCGCCCTTTAGAATCTCCGGTCGAGATACTCCGCGGCCACCTGGTCCGGTGAGCCTTGGGGGACTTGCTTGAGCAGCTCGAGCGCCTTCTCCAGCTCCGCGATTTGCCCGCGGTTGCCAATGAGAAGACTTTGCGCGTAGCGAGTCTGCACCGTCCGCATATTCCGCTCATTCGCGTAATCCCGCTTCAGCGAATAATACTTCGCCACCCCCTGCATTTGCGCGAGCACGCCGATCCCCTTGCGCAAGTCCTGCATGTAGGCCAGCTGCACCTGCAGATGCCGCAGCTGGTCGCTGCCCAGGTCCTCCGCGGGAAACTCCGGATCACGCAGCATATTCCAGCCCTTCGCCTTCAGCCGCTCATCGAGCAGCCGCAGCCGATCCTCCACGGCCGTCACCGACCGCACCGCCTGGCTGCCGAATCCGATCGGATCACGGACAAACAACCGCCCCACGAACGGCACATCCGCCATCTCCATCATCGGCCGGCCCCGGTCGATCGACTCCGCCAGGCGCAGCGTCTCATCCGCCTGCCGCGACAGCGCCTGCTGCACGATATACTGCAGCTTCGCCGGCGAGTAATTCATCATCGTCCCCACCTTCCGGTAGAACTCCGGCGTCGTGCTGTAGTATTGCTCGCTCGCCGGCAGCTGCACCATCCACGGCGCCACGATATGCTTCTGGCGAAACGTCGACCAATTCATGTTCGCCTCCATGATCGTCGCCAGCTGCGGCCCGAAGAACTGCAGCCCGCTCCCCGGGTCCACGATCCGCTTCAGCAGCATGATCGCCGTCCGGTCCGCGTCCACCTTCGGCCGCCCCAGGAGATCATCCATCGTCGCATTGTAAACCACCGAGCCCATCACGCCCTCCGGCCCGTAGGGAAACGGCACCGAGAACCCCGCCAGATCCATGAACGACAGCCGATCATCCACCACCCGCTGACGTTCCCGCTCCTTCTCCTCCTCATCCATCATCAGGAAACGAGCGATCGCCGCCCCGCCAAACATCGCCGGGATCATCACCAGCAGCCGCGTCCACGCCGTCCCCCGCACCGCCGGGTCCGGATCGGAAAGTTTCTGTCCCACATTGCGCACGCCCTGCAGCATCGGGTTGAGGAAGCCCGGGATGCTCATCGCAATCCTCGCATCGGCAATCCCCGAGTGCTCATTGAACTGCCCGCTCGCCGTCCAATACTTCGCCAGCGCCTCCTCATCCGTCGCCCCGCGTTCCAGCGCCGCCACCGCCGCGCCCTCGCGCCCCGCCGTCTCGAAGAACGCCGCCATCGCCCGCCCACCCGTCACCAAGTTGATCAAGTCCGCCGTCTTCCAGAGCGGGAAAAGCCAATTACTCGGCTGCAGCACCGTCGCTACCGTCTTGATCACCGGGTCCTTCGCCTGGCTCACATAGAAACCCTCGCTCAGCCACTGCCAGATCGCCCCGTGCTGGAGCGACGCCAGCATCTCCTGCTCGCTCGGCTGCACCCGCGAAAGCAGCAAACCCTCCGAAAAGACCTGCGGATACTTCTTCGTAAATTTATTGACCACGCCCTTCGTATGCGCCCAGCCCGGCACCCAGCCGATCGGGTCCGGGTTGAGCAACGTCTGCGTGAAGGTATCACGAAACAAATTCCTCAGCGCAAAGACCGCACCCTGCGTGATGTTCCGCTTCCAATTCTGCGTCATCGGCCCCAGCAGCCAAGACGCCGCCTTGCCCATCTTCGAGGCCGTCTGCGGACTGGCAAAGAGCCCGAAAATCGCCGGATCACCCAGCTGGTAATACTCCCGCACCCCATCGCGCAGCAGCGACACCACGTTCACATCCGTCGGCTTCACCGGACGCCACACATCGCGGAAACTCCACGAGAGATTCACATCCTCCGCCTTCACCTCCGGCCGGAAGCCCAGCACCTGCTCATAGGCATCGGCGATCGACTTCATCACCCAGCCCAGCGCCTCTTCCTTGCTCACCGAAGCCGCCGCCTTCATCGGCATCTTCATCTTCACCATCGTCGAGCCCGCCAAGATCCGCGCCTCCGCTGGCAGCGAGAGATCCTTCGCCACCGCCGCCATATTGTCATAGAGTTTCAACCCGAAGCGATTCCAGTAGTAAGCCTCAAACATCTCCCGCGTCCGCTCCTCCGTCACCTCATCGATATTCCGGATCGCCTCCCCCGAGCCCCGCGCCCGGTAGACCCCCGCCGACATATCGCCCCGCCCGCGGCCCGCCGCGCCCCGGCCCGCCGTCATCACCCGCGGCAGCGGCCAGTAGCCCGGCCGCGCCCCCTGCATCCGCGCCCGGTCCATCCCCGAGATCAGCCCGCCCGCCTCCTTCACCTCCAGGATCAAGTCATGGAAGCGCGACTGCTCCTTATACATCCGCGTAAAATTCGGAATATCCTGCACCGCCATCGCCACGATCGCCTTCAAGTCATCCGGCAAGATCCCCTCCCGCATCCCCGGATACTCCAGGCCCCCATTCTCCCACCGGTTCAGCGACTCCTGCGCCCACGCCGCCTGGTCAAACTGCGCCAACTTCGAAGCCGGCACCTTCTTCCGCAAATCCACCCAGGCATCATGCGTCAGGTAGCGAATACTTCCGTCCGCCTCCACAATCCGCAGCCCCTTCGAGATCCCCGTGCCCGAGATCGCCAGCTGCGTCTCCGCCCCGACCGAGAGGATCATATTGTAAGCCGACATTAGCGGCGTCAGATTCGTCGACCGCACCGCCCGCGCCTTCGTCACCGCCGCCTTGTAAGCCGTCTCCGTCTCCTTCCGTTGCTTGATGATCGCCCGCGTGATCTTCCGATCCAGCCCCGACACCGGCGCCCCCGAAGCGATCGCATTCACCGCCGACTCCCCGCCGCGGATGATCGCCCCGATCAACTCATTAGCCGAAGGCCGCACATTCGGCGGCGCATTAAACATCGCCCACCGAGTCGCCACATCCTGTCCCTGGAAAGCATTCACCGCCCGCGCCGCATCCCGCAAGAGCTTCGCCATCCCAGGATAAAACCGATCCGCCGCCGCCGAGATCGCCGCCGACACCTGCAAGTTCTGCACCGTCGCCGGGTCCGTCAGCAGCAGCCGCGTCCACTCCGCCACGCCCTCACCCAACCGATAGTTGTATTGCCCCGCCGCCGAGAGCGAAGCCGGCGGATCACTCGCCATGCTGCCCGGTCGATTAGTTAGCGCAATCAGCTCCGCCCCAAACGGCACGAAAATATCCGGCAACCTCGCCCGCAAGAGATACTCCAGCCCATGCCCCGCCTCGTGAAAATTAATCTGGCTCTGCGTCTCCCGCGTGTAAGCCACATGATTCGCCGGCTTATAGTGCGCCGGATGCGTCCGCGACGTCTGCGTCGTCGACCGCCGCATCTCCAGCCGCACCGCCTCATTGACAAAATCCACGATCGAGCGAAAGCCCCAGCGTTGCCCAGGGCGGAAATTCTCCACCCCCTTGATCAGCCGGCGCCCCGCCGACGTCTCCCCCCGAGCCATCACCCAGTCCGGAGTCTGCAGCGCCGCCATCCCCACCGGAATCCCCGGCGGCACCTGCGCTCCCCCGCCTGACCGCACCGTAGCCGGCGGCGTCAGCGGATCACTCGACAACGAGCCCGCCGGCTCCATCGCCCTCGAGGTCGCCGCATACGGAGCATCCGGCGTCTCGAGCAAGCCCCGCTGCGCAAACGTATCCGGCATGCCCGCAACGACTGCATCAAGTAGCCGAATCTGCATCAGATCGGACGCCTGGCGCACCTCCCGCACCAAGGTTTGAGCGTCCGCCAACACCATATTGGGCAAGGACATCATCATCGCGTAAGCCCCGGCCGGCGTGGTTGCTTTCATTACATCCGCCGCTTTCACGTTCATCGGATGCCGCACCACGCTGAGGATGCCATACCGCGTATCCAGATTGATCACATGGATCATGTTCGGGTCCGCGGTTTGCAAGGTTTGCTGAACCTTCAGTAGACTGTCCGACATTCCCATGCGCAACGGTTGTGCTGCGCTGGCCGGCGCCGCTTCAAATGGCGCCATTTGTCCTGGCGCAATCATACCTGGCGCAGCCGGCAGCACCGGCATCGTTGGATCGGCGGCCACCAGCGCCGAGGCAGGATTGCGATACGTCAGCCCGGCCTCAACAAAACTAAAATAACTTTCGCCATTCGTGATCACATGATCCAGCAATGGCAGGCCAATCATATCGCCCACCTCTTCAAACCTGCGTGTTATTGCCCGATCCGCCTCACTCGGGTCCGTTTGGCCCGAGGGATGGTTGTGCATGATCATGAAGCCCGCCAGTTTCGCTTGGGGATTCGCTTGCTGCGCCGCCAGCACCACCGAAGCAAAATCCCGCGGATGAGCCAGCGACTCGTTCAAGGTTCCCACGCTCACCACCTGCGAATGAATCACCTGCTGCCGGTCATCAAGCACCGCAATTTTAAGGCTCTCGAAGAACGGCGTCCGGTGCGCCAGGTTATACATCGCCAAGTCCTGCGGCGATTTGATGATCGCCCCCTTGATGTTAAACGAAGCCGGTTCCCGGGAAATATAGCCCAGCATCAACCGCGAAAGCGGCACACCATTCTTGATCGCATCGGCCAGCGCCGCGGCGTCCCCGCCTAAGAGTGCGCGGTAAGCAGCCGCTTGACGTGCGCGGGCGTCTGCGAGTCCGACGTCCCCAGCCACTCCACCGGCAGCCGATACCGGAGCGGCTTGGTATGGCTGGTCGCTGGCTTGGACTGCGGCTTGCACCGCGGCATTGCCGGCCGGTTGTTTGCTCGCTGGGACATTACTAAAATCAAAATACGCCTGCGGGTCCGGCGGCGCAAGGGTCAAGTCCGTCCGCTCCTCCACCCGTGGCGCTGCCCCCCGCATCTCCAGCGGCACATCCTCCATGCTCTGCGTCGCCATCCCGAAAATCTCCCGACCCGAGCGAAGCCTGGTTCCCAGCAACTCGATCAGGTCCGCCTCCGTCTCCACCCGAAAGCCCTTCGCCTTTAGCGCCATGGCCATCTCATCGAGATCCATGCCATCCCGGCGGAAGAGCTTATTGATAAAGACCCCCTTCTGGTTATCGCCGCCCTTGCCCTTGCCCGCGCCCTTCGCCTCCTCGTAGAGCGCCTTTAGTTCGCCCGTCCACACCGCCCGCTTCGAGCCCGACTTCGGCGCCGGCAACCCACCCAGGTCGATCACCGCCGCCAGCAGCTCCTCCGCGCCCGCGCCGGCCATCTCCTCCCGGTATTCGCCCTCCTGCCCCGAGAGATAGTCCTCATAATCCTTCAGCGTCTGCGCATTCAGCGTCGCCGTCCCCGTCGCCGGGTCGAGGTCATAGAACGGCACCGACAAATCATAAACCTGGAACGCCTTCACCGACACCGGCTCCCCCGCATCGATCGCCGACTTCACGATCTGCAAATGCTCCGAAAGCAACGAACTCCAGTTGTCCGTCTCCGCCTCCTCCAAATCAATGCCCCGAGCATTCGCCGTATCCAGCGCCCAATTGAAAGGCTCCGCCATCGCCGCCGACATCGCCGGCGGCACCGCCACCGCCACCGCCGGCGCCGGCCCCGGCATCGGAATCGTCACCGTCCCAGGCGGCAGCACATTCACCGGCGCCTCCCGCGGCACGCTCGGTGCCGTCGTCGGAGCAGCAGTCGCCGCCGCCGCTTTCCCAGGCGCCGGCAAAGCCTGCGGCACGTCCGCCTTGGCCCGAGCCACCGCACCCTCCGGCAGCTTCACCGGCACGCGGTAGGGCACGCGAGCCGCCGCACGGCCCACCGAAGGCACCAGCCCCGCCACCGAAGTCGTCGGCACCGCCACCTCGAGCGGGCCCGTCCGCACCCCGCCCGCCGTCTCCATGCGAGCAATGGCCGCCGAGATCGCCGGCTGCGCTGCTTGGGCCAGCTTCGTCTCCGCCACCGTCAGCGACTGCCCCGCCTTCATCTTCGCCGCCACCGCGGCGACCTCCTTCGCCCCCGCCATCTTGTTATTGAGGAAAAATCCACCCGTCAAAGCACCCGCCCCCGCCGCCGTGGCAAATCCCCCCGGCGTCATCTCCTGGCCCCGCACCACGGCATCGATCGGGTAGGCCACCACGCCCGTCCCTGCACCGGCGCCGCCCGCCACGGCCGCCGTCCGCGCCACCTGCGGCAAGCCGCCCGCCTGGTAAGCCGTCTGCAGACCCCGCACCGCCTGCGGCACGCTCGTCGCCACCGCCAGCCCCGCCATGGTCAGCTCGCCCCCCGCCTTGTGCATCGGGAAAAGCTCCGCCGCCTTCATCACATCGTCGTATTCCGTAAAATGTTCGCCCAGCTTCTTGTAGATCGCATCGTAGCCCAAGCCCGCCGCAATACCCCCGCCGACCGCGCCCGCCACGCCAGCCACCACGGCCGCCGCTGGCGCCAGCGGAGCACCCACGCCTGATGCCAAGAACGCCGCCCCCGCACCCGTCGCCAGCAGCTTCGCCCCGCCCACCGCACCCACCGTCATCGCACCGCCCCGGCCCGCGCCCTGCAAGAAAGCCAGCAGCTTCGGGTCCGCCTGCGCTCGAGCCTCCAGCTTGCGCCGGTCATCCATCACCTTGAAAATTTTCGCCTCATCCGCCTTGATCTTCTCGTAGTTCGACTGCGGCAAGATCCCCGCGGCAAACGCCTCCTCGACGCCCTGGGTAAATCGCTCCGGCGACGACTGATCAAAGACAATCTGCCCGCCCGCACTCGGCACCAGCCGCGGCGCCCGCTTCAACGGATCGGTCGCCATCGTCCCCGTCTCCGGGTCCACCACCAAGGAACCGGTAAATTGAAACGCCGGCCCCTTCGCATCGAAAGTCACATCGCTCCCATCCCCCGCCTCCGGCGTCGTCACCGGCTTCGGCGTCGGCCGCGGCGCCGGCAGCTTAATCTCCGGGGCCCGTTGCTCCGCCCCTTGGAGAAACGACAAAGCCTCCTCATCCGAAGCAAACCCCGCGGTAGGGACCAGTGGCTCGCTCGTCCGCTCCTCCGCCCCCGCCGACAAGAACGCCAGCGCCTCCTCATCCGAAGCAAACCCCGCGGCCGTCGCGGGCGGGCTAACCGGTTGCACCGGCGGCAGATCCTCATCCTCCCGCGGCAGCTGAGGTTCCCCCCGCGCATCGAGGTCCTCGAGGAACGCGGCATCCGACGCTTGGACCAGGCGATCCGGCCCCAACTCCATCTCCGCCGGCGCCTCCGGCGCAATATTGAGCTGCGGGTCCGCCACCGGACCACCGTAGAGAAAGTCCAGCGCCTGCTGGTCAGATTGGAAAGCAGCGAGAGCCATGGACGCTATTATCGCCCACCGCGCAACATCCGCACCGCATCGGCCTCACTGATCTGTCCCGCCAAGAACGCCGCCCTCACCGCCTCCGGCGTCGACAACGCCGGCGCAGCCACCGGAGCATTGGTTCCCGCCATCGCCGGCATCGGCGTAGCAGCTGGAGTCGCCATCGGTGTCGCCGCGGGAGTCGGAGTCGGCGAAGCCGCCGGCGCTCCACCGCCAAAGCCAAAGAATGACGCGATCCCACTTGGCGCCGCCGCCGCGCCGGCCTGCTCGCCCGCCATTTGCTCCAGCGCATCCGCCAGGGCATTCGACTTCGGGTCCATCTCAAACTGGTTCGTCGTGCCCTCGATCAGTGCTGGCGCATACGTCCCCGTTACCGGGTTGTAGTTATACGCTTTGCCATCCTTGCCCGACACCGGCTTCAAGGCCGGCTGTCTTTCGGTCATCGGTTGGGCCGAATTCGGCGACGACATAAAGTAAGGCGTCACCTCCTTTGACACTTCATTGGTCGCCATGCCCGTCGTCGGGGTGAACGATTTTGAGGCCGTCTGCATATACCTGGCATATTGGTCCCTAAACTTGGCCAGTTCCTTGCCTTTGATCGACTGACCCTCCGCGTAGCCCAACACGGTGCGCCCGTATTCTTGGGGCGACATGATTTGTGGTTCCGCCATAGTGTCTCCTTAGAACGTAAAGCTGTCCCCGCCGGCCCCACCGGCCCCCGTGCCATCGCCCCGCCCGCCGAAGGCTGTCGCCTGTTGGTTGAGGTATTGTTGGTTCATGATTTGGCGTCCGGTGTTTTGCATGCCGATGATCTGGTCACCAATCATGGCTTGCTCGCGGGGTTTCTTCTTGAGGAACTCCTCCAGGTAACTCCCGTCGAACCCCAGCTGCTCACCGTGGCTTTTCATGAAGTCCGCATAGGCGCCACCCTTGGCATCGAGAGCCTTGTTCTCCGCGTATTGTCCGGCCAGGGCGCCGGCCGCCTGGAAGACCTGTCCGGTCATCTGCTGTATGTTCTGCCGCTGGTTCTGTTGGTTCTGTTGTTCGATCTGATAGAATTGTGCTGGTGTCATGTTTGTTCTCCTTGGTTTCGTTGGTTAAATGTTTAGGAAAATGAGCCGCCCGCAGCGCCCAATCCGCCCCCCGCCAGGCCTCCGATGACGGCCCCGGGCACCGCGCCAATGCCGCCGGCAGGAGCACCCATCATGGCGCCCATCATGGCACCTGAGAGCGCCCCAGACGCACCACCCAGGCCAGCGCCCATCATGTTGAAGCCGCCGCCCGAAAACTGTCCCCCCGAATACATCGGGCTCAGCCCCTGCGCCCCGCTGACCATGGACATGGCGTTTTGCGTCAAGTTCGCATACGGCGAGCCCATTCCCATCGCCAGCATAGCAGGGTTGGTTCCCATGCTGAAATTGTAGGCGTCCCGGCCGAGGCCCATGCGACGCATGCGCTCCTGCTCGGCCAGCTGGGCCGACGTGCCAAGGATGCCCAAGTCTTGAGCCCGCCGCTGCTGGACAAACCGGTCGCGGTTAAGCAACTCGGCGCCGAGGCCGGCATTGCCCGTTGCCATGCCGCGGGCGGCCATACCGGCGCGGGCCTGTTGCGTGGCATCCCGAGTGTCCTGAGCCGAGAGCATGCCGGCCCGCTCGCCGACTGCACCCTGCATTTGCTCCTGCAAGCGCGTGTATTCCGGCGCCGCTGACTGCGCGGCGTCGAGCTGGCCAAGAAGGTCAGTGCGCCGGCGCATCTCGTCGGGCAAGGCCGCCTCGTAGCTGCTGCGGAGCCGTTGGTCGCCGAGCAGTCGGAGGCCGAAGTCAATATTCCTGCGGCTCTCCTGGCGCGACGCGTTGCCGGCCGCGACTGCCATGGCTGGGAGTTCTTCGCGCTGGATGGCGAGCTGCTGCCGAAGTAGGTCGGATGATTGCTTCGTGTCGAGTGTTGGTGGTGTTGCTGATCCTGATCCCATAGTTACTCCTTTTGTCTTTGTGTTCGTTTCAAAATGTCCACGCACCGGCGGGCGCGTATGCGGCCGTCATTGCGGCGTTGCCAGAGGACGTATTCGTGCGGCTTGGCCGCCGAGCTAAGGAACCTTTCGTGCGCATTGGCCCCGTCGCCGGCCGCCGCCAGCTGGACATACCAAGCATTCGGCTCGCCTGGCGTGATGCTCCGCGAGGCCGCGTCCCAGCGGACCTCCTGGCCCATGACGAACACATCGTTGAACGACACGACAAACCCGTCCGGCCGGGCAATGTTAGCTGCCAGGGCGAGGCCAAAGTTTTGTCCAGGGAAATACTGGTCATACCATTGGTGCGCTTTTTCCCATGGGGTCATGTTAGCCAAAGACGACCACGGATACCTCTGCACGGTTGGCCGCGCTCACTGTGTTGGCGGTGTAGACCGAAAATGACGCCGTGGTTCGGTTCGTTGTCGCGGTCGATTCCGCACCGGTGTCCGTATCAAGAGCGCCGGACGAGGCCACCGCAGAATAGTTGGCCGAAGGCAGCGCCGTGGTAAAGGTGACGGTATAGTCTCCGGTGCCATTGCGCGTTACGCTGGCCACGTTTCCTGACCCGCGAATGCCGCGGGCATAGGTCAGCGTTCCGGTTGTGGTGCCGGTTGCCGCCGTCTGAAAGGTAAAGCTGTTGTCGTCGACCCTGACGATCTCCGCGCTCGCCGTGTTGGCTGCTGTGTTCAGCCCTGTGTCAGTCGCCGAGGAAATCAGCAGCTTGTTGCCTGTAGTCAGTCCATGCGCCGCCTTGGTGACCGTTACCGTGGTTGTCGTGCGACTGTAGCTGGCGCCGGTCACGTTGGTCAGCGTGCCATCAAAGTTGACCCAGGCGCGGCAGCCGAAGATCGGCGCCGAGCCGGTTTGGGCGCCGCTGAGCTTCGCGGCAGTAATTGACGCATCAACCAAGTTGGCCGTGGTCACGGTGATCGCCGCAGGCAGGGCGCCGGTTGCCAGCTTTGACAGCGCAATTGCTGCACTGGGCGACACGTCGGCGTTGACAATCGTCTCACCGTCCAAAGCCACGGCCGGCGATTGCGCACTGTTGAGTTTGGCCGGAGTAATGACCTCGCCGGAGACGAAGCCATTTGGGGTGTTGTAGCCCTTGGTGACGGTGAATGTTGCCATAGTGATTAAGCTGCGTTGCGGGTGTCGGTTTGCGGGAGTCCCTCCAGCGCCGCCTCGATCGAGACATTCCGTATCTCAGGGCGTTGGAGGTTGGTCTGAAAGATGAGTTCAGCGGCGTGCGCCTTGCGCCGGATTGGTTGCTTGAGCGTGTAGTCTTCCTCCGCGCCGGTATCGTTACTTTGCCCAGGCACCAAGGTGACCGTGGCGTCCGGGTTGAAGAGCTTCGCCTCGACCGTGATTGAGCCGGCGTTAGGCAGGACAACATCGCTCAGAGCGCGGGTGAATCGCTTGCTGTGCATGTTGCCCATATTGTAGCGCCGCGTCCTAATCGTGCCGATGACTAGGCCCACATTGCTCCCGCTCGGCTCGTCGTCGGTGCCGTCATCCTTCTCGTCGAGGAGGAAGAGGCTGCCGGTCCGGCGCACGTTGAAAACGCGGCGGACATCGCCGTAGGTGCCGACGATGAGCGCATCCACGCCAATGCCGTAGGTGTCGCGGCTCTCCCACTGGTCATTGAGGGCCGAGTAGGTGATGACCAGATCATTCGTCTCATCCGGCGAATCGATCGTGGGGACGGCCAAGGTATACCTGTTGTTGTGCCACAGCCCAAAGGCCCGCTGCACCTTGCTCTGGTCGATGCGCTCAAACTGGTCGGCGACCGGATCACTCAGCGGCTTGGTATCGCCCCGCAATTTTAGATCAAGTTGCGTATCGAGGCGATAGACGCCGGCGTCCGAGAGGAAGAAGACGTAGCGGCCGGCCGTGGCGATACTGTTGCGGGCCGAGCAGCCGATCTCGTCAGTGATCAGCTCCAGCTTGGCGACCGCCGTGTCGATGGCAAAGCTGGCGCCGTCCGTGCTGGGAAACTGGGCCAGCGTAGCCAGCCAGATGCTTTTGCGGGCAAAGACCAAGGCGCTGCCCTCCACCCAGGGATGCACGGCGACAATGTAGTCGCTGCCCCCGGCGCCGGCGCGGAAGCTGGCCCAGAAAGGATCGTAAACGTCGCCGTCGAGGTAGTCGGAGATGGCGACCTGGTCGCGGCCGTCGGGGATGACGAGGCGGTTGCTGATGTAGGCCGCCCACGCGACGCTCCGCATCCCTTTGTAGGTCGGGCCCGCGGCCGGCACGCCGCCCGCCGCCCGGACGAAGCTGCCCGTGCCGGTCCAGTAGATCGGCGGCTTGACCCGGCGAAGGCGCAGTCCAGTAGTCAAGTCGCTGGCCGTGCCGCTTGGAACCGCGATGGTAAATGTGTGGTCGGTCTTGGTGGCGACATCGAACTCATGTCCGTCCAAGGCCGCCGACGATCCGGCGGTTAGGCGGATGCGGTTGCCCACGATGTAGCCGTGGCTTTTGCTGAAAATGGTGGCGGTGGTCGAGCTGACCACGGCGCTGACCGGCGTGAGAGTGTGCGTTCCGCTTTGGGTGCCGGAGGTGTTGACGGCCGTCCCGCCGCTGGTCGTGCTGATCTGCAGCGTGTCGGTCGCCTTGTTGATGACGTAATACACCGTCCCCGCCGTCACGCCGGTCGGCAAGGCGCCGGTCGTGCTGAAGACTACGGCCATGCCATTCTCCAAATTGTGGGCAGTTTTTGTGACCACGGCCGGCGAGGCAATGGTCATGGTCGCCGCACCCGCCTCGACATCCGTTCCGCGCCCCACTTCGGCAAACGTGCCGGTCTGCACCGCCTCGCGGAGCACGTAGAGCCGGTCAAAGGCTTGCACCACCGAGACATTGTCGGTCGGCTCAATGATCTCATCGGCAGGATAGCCCACCGTCTCCACCGTGTCTGTCGGCGAGGTGTTCCGCCAGAGGTAGGCTTCGCTCGGCCCGGCCATCACGATATACTCGGCGGCGTTCTCGTAATTTTGCGAGGCGAAGACGCCGGCGGCGAAGATCCCGCCGCCATAGGTCGTCTTGACTATTGGACCCTTGTTGGCGAACGCGCTGGCCAAAATAGCGTTGGCTGTCGGCGTGCCGGTCATGGTGTATTGAAAGGTCGTGCCGCTGGGCGAGCTGATGACGAAGTCGCCGTTGTAAAGCGCAGCATCCACGCCGGTCGCCCCACGGATGTTGACTGTGGGCGTGCCGGTGTAGCCGTGCGCGGCGGTCGTGGTCACAGTGGCGAGCGTGCCGCTGCGAGTGATCGTGCTGATGGCTTTGTCCGCTGCGAGGTCAAAGGAAAGCGTCAGCGGTTCGTCCGCCGTCGAGATGGCATCGGCCAGCCGCTTCGCCCCCTTGCGGGTCTGCGCCGTGCCGCGCTCCAGGCGCATGTTGACCGAGTCCTGCA